GCAACAGACCCCAACGCTATACACACGACCCCACAGCTGGTGACTCTCACCTTGCAACCTGTGGTAGCAGTATAGTGGGAATTTGCCCCCGGTTGGCACCCGGGTTATTTTCTACCCTCTCCATGAACTATGGCGACCCGTGCTTCACCTCTCGACTTCTTGAAGTACATGTGGAACACGTTCTCGGAGGAACGGAAGATGGCAGTGGGCCAAGCCTTGAAGAGTGGTTTGAGGCGCAAACTCTTTCAGATTTTTCAAATTGCGCAACAAATCCTCAGATGCCCTCTAGCCATACGCGACAGAATTGGCAAGATAACTGGACAGAGCTTACTCAAAATTTTCCGGATCTCTTCCAGGATCCTGAAAATATTATCGATTCGCTCCTTTGTCTTGAAAATGAAGAAGACCACTTTTACGATGCTCCTGACACCTTTTCGGTACATATCCGCACTATACACACAGATCATTGCGAATGTGAAGGATGTGTGCCAGAGCATCAAAGAAGGATTCTGTCGTGGGCTCTACCTAGGTCGGTGTCGGAAAGTGGAGACGATGATTGGTGGTTGGGATCAAATCCCGATTACTCTTCAGAATTGTTCGTCCCCGGCCCTGATGTCCTCTACCCGAGCGCCACAGACTGTAAGAGACCTTTCCAACCCACATGGTCTGTGGAAGTCTGCACGTATAATGTTGACTCGGAGTGGGGAATCAGTGATCCAACGGGTATCACGGTCCGTTCGGCCAGTAGTTCGCATCTCCCTACTGGTCGGGGGGGCATACATTTCGTATGTCCTCGCCCGGAAGGCATTGAAAGAGTATGTCTATCGGTGGGAGCTAAAATCAGATCAGCAGTTACCCCCGCGGGAACGGTCACAAATTTCGCAAGTGAAAACCGCCATGGAACAGAATGGGGAGATGATGGTGAACAAGACGAATGGTCAGACGGCCCCTATTCTTACCCTTCAGGACTGTCTGACTAAACACATCCTCGTCCCTGAAATTACCAATGAGGAAGGAGAGATAACACAGAAAGAACAATCCACCTTCCTGATCAAAGAGTTCGGACCAGCCGTTAGGAACTTGGTCAATCTGGCCAAGCTTGAATTCGGTGGGATACCAAAGAAAACCCCTGCAAACGAACTCACCGTGTGGCGGTTTCTTGTGCGCAAGTGTGAGCAACAAAACATGAATCCTACAGACACTCGCACAGCCATTTCAATGGCCTTGCCCTATGTGTTTATGCCGTGCAGGACAGACGTTGGAAGAGCTGCAATCCAACTGGATGATGAGTCCCGGGAAATTTGTCGACGATACCGGGCCCAGTTTGTCGAGGAGACACCCCTTAGGCGCGTATTCAATAACCCACTCAGTGGCCGAGCATGGAGGGACTGGGTGAGGCACCTGGGAGGGCTGGATGATCCAGCCCTGTTCCAGGAGCTCAAATAGGGGTGTCTTGAAGAGTGGCTGGGGGTGCAGTCTCGGCGCACACGTGCGCGACACCCCCGACTCCGTAGCCACTTTAAAGACACGAGACACAAAACCCGTAGAGTGTTCCGGATTGCAGGTTTGGGCAACCTGTATGAATTTGGGGTCCACAACAACTCTGCGGTAAACTTGGAACGTGGACTAATGGAACGAGTATTTTATGTGAAAAACCAAGAGGGGGAACTTGTTCCATGCCCAGAGCCTTCTCCGGGGATATTTAAACGATTGAACAGATTTCGGAATGACATCGTTCACATTGTGGGACATCGACATCCAGTGTCACGAGAGACGTTTCTCGCCTACTATACAGGGCCAAAGCGCACCATGTATGAGAAGGCGGTGAATTCCCTCTACGAACTACCAGTCTCACAGAATGATGCCAAACTGAAAACATTTGTCAAAGCTGAAAAGATTAATCTCACGAAGAAGGCGGATCCTGTGCCACGTGTGATCCAACCCCGTGCTCCCAGGTACAATGTGGAACTGGGAAGGTATCTTCGACCTGTGGAGCATAATATCTACCATGCTATAGACAAGATTTGGGGTGGACCTACAATCATGAAGGGCTACTCTGTTGAACAGATTGGACAACACATTCAGAATGCATTCCAATCCTTCACAGATCCTGTAGCCATCGGATTTGATGCAAGTAGGTTTGATCAACACGTGAGTGTTGAAGCTCTACGCTGGGAGCACAGCGTATACAATAGGATTTACAATTATCCGGAGCTTCTCACACAATTGCTGCGATGGCAAGTGCACAACAAGGGAACGGCGTATGCGTCAGACGGAGCATTCAATTATTCCGTGGACGGAAAGCGAATGAGTGGAGACATGAACACATCACTCGGCAACTGTATCCTGGCAACCGCAATAACGCACGACTTTGTCACAAGATTGGGAATCAAAGCACGCTTGATCAATAATGGAGATGACAATGTCCTGATCTGTCCGGCAGTGGAGGTAGGCAGAGTCAGACAGGAACTGTATTCCCATTGGTTATCATACGGCTTCGAAGTCGTTGCTGAAGAACCTGTTTATATTCTTGAACAGGTCGAGTTCTGCCAGATGAGGCCAGTCTTCGATGGAGACTCGTATGTTATGATGCGCGATCCACGGACAACCATGTCAAAAGATGCATACTCTGTTACTCCCTTCAATTCTATAACCGCAGCAAGGAGGTGGATGAGAGCGGTTGGGGAATGCGGGCTCAGCCTTACAGGAGGCCTCCCCATAAAACAGCACTATTATTCCGCTCTCATACGACATGGAGTAGACTGCAAAAACATCAAGCAGGGAAAAGACTTCGACAGTGGACTATACTACATGAGCAGATTATCAAATAGGAAGGAGAAAGAGATCCAAGAAGATGCACGTTACTCATGCTGGTTGGCCTTCGGGTATACACCAGACGAGCAACGAGCATTAGAACGCTATTTTGATTCTTGGACTCCCAACTTCGAATGGTCCACATCGGGTATTTTGGCAGAGATACCTGAATGTCTACTCCTCAAACACAACCCCCTCCCACCGACGTAGCCCGTAGACCACAAACCGGTGTTGCCGTCAGATCTGAAGACAACCATCGCAACCAGCTAGAAAACATAGCCGTTGGCAAGTTGACCAAGTCGGAAGGCGCTCCTGCGCAACAAAACGTCATCATTGCCAAAGAGGTGGTTATTAATAACCACTTCAACTTTGGTTGAGTCTGGATTGTATATGCACAGACGCGTCTTGGCCCCAGTGGTTAAGGAATTTAATCTTGGGGATTTTGATCTCCTTGATTCTATTTGTGATCACCAAGACGCAAGACACTGTTGCCGTCTACACCGAGCCAGCAGTGTACTCCATAGACCAGACACAGAAATTCCAAAAGATCGACATTCACAATGGCGGCAAATAACCGGCAGAACAGGGGCAGAAAGCAGCGCGGAAGAAGCGTGGAAGCAAAACCCAGAGCTCTTCGAAACAACCCGCCTGTCCCTAGACCCAACCCGCAGCGAAACCGTCCCCCCCCTGCGGGAACAACATGCTCCATGGCCGAAATTCTGCTCGCGGTGTCTACAGCGACCACGGACCAGATTCTCGAGATACCGGTGTGTGCTGGAATCGACTTCCCGCAAGGCGATCCCCCACTCTATGTGGGGGCAGCCAAGTGGCTGTCGGCCCAGTCAGCAATGTGGAACACAATTGTGTTCAACAATGTTCGGATCTCTTGGGAGACATTCACAGCAGATACCACTAGCGGATACATTTCCATGGCATTCCTTGCTGATTACATGTTATCAGCACCAACAAGGGTGGAAGACGTTGCAAGAATCGTGCCTTCTGCAACAATCGCCCTTAAGAACCGAGGCCCAGCAGTGATGATGCCAGCAAACAGGGCACCATACAGATGTATCACTGCTGCACAGTTTTCCACACTCACTAGTGCGGCGGACAGACAGGTGTATTCACCAGGCCGGTTCTTCATAGCCATTCCTAAGTCTAGCAGTGGCCAAACGGTGGGACAGATAAAGATCACATATTCTGTGTCCTATCGTGGAGCAGCGATCCTATCGCCAGTGGCGCCTCCAGCGAGCGCCAGCTGAAATATGTGCACGACATGGTGAGCCGGCATGAGGTTGCAAGACCGGGTGTACCAGTCCTCCCTGGCAGAGCCCTGCCAATCCAAAGTGTCGGTAGACCTAAGGTAGTGGTTAGTAGAGAACTCCCCCCTTGTGACTGGCGATCAGGCGGCGGCTGCCAACCGCAGACTGGGTGTATATAGTAAGCCCGGACCTGACCACAAGAGGAAGTCTCTCGAAACCCTCTATGATGGACTATTGATACACTCCCTGGGACAAGTAAGAACCATGAAAATGGTTCTGGGCCGTCCACGAGGGATCTGAACTCAACGGAGTAGCACGGGGGGGGTGAAGACCCCCTTCTTCCGGC